CCTCTTTTAGTTTATTTTCTTTTAAATACTGATGAAGTTCCTCGGTATCTACTACAATAAATTGATCTTTCATATCAAAGACCATTTTATCTGCTTTGCTTTTAAAACTACCTATTTTAATATTATTTTTTAAAGGTCTTAAATCAAATTTTAATAATTGATTCAATCTATTTTTAAGAATACCTTCCACATCCCAAAGTTCTTTTTGTTTTTGATTCAGTGTTGCGTACGTAATGTCTGATAAAAATCCTAGTTTTTGTAGCATATAAAAACCTGTTTATTAGGTAGTATATCAGATTGTTGGTAAATTCAAAAGATTTTAAAGTAAGGGGATTTCGAGGTGGGTCCTCCCCCTACAAGCTTACAGTGTAAACTATTTTTTAGATTTTGTCAACTTAACACCTTTAAACCAAGCAGGTGCGCCTAAGATAGGTCTTTTATCTAAGTAATTTTCTTTAGATGTCTTAGAACTATATTTGTTATAATGTAGAAATACTTGTCCACAGTTTTTACCTGTAAATTCTTCACGCCAATGTTCTAAATCACAACCAGAATAAATTAACATATCACCTGGTTCAAGATCAACTTTGATACCAGCTTGACCTTTTCTACCTGTTGGGTCTAAATATATTGGCCACTTGTCACCACCTAGATTTAGTGTTGTAGAAATCTCACATGAATATCTATCTTTATGACGAGCTAGGACATCACCTTCTTTATAAATTCTTGCATAAGAATATGTCTCTGATAATTTTATACCTGTGTGTTTTTCCATAATAGGTTTAACTTGTTGAAGTAATGTCTCCATTGCAATGTCACTATAGTGTGAATAAGTATTAGGCACTTGTTCATCATTCCATACCCCAAAATATTCTGTAAAGGGAGACAGGTATTTTTGATCAAATAAAAATCTTGCAACATTTCTTTTGTTTAAAAAATATTTATAAACAAATTCTGCAAGTTCTGGTGAGATAGCTGATTTTAGTACTGTGTATTTATTTTTCTTGAACGACATTTAATACTCCTTTTGGTATTGCTTGGCAGTTCCAATGTATAAATCTAAACGGATCATAACCCATATCAACAATGTATTGATGTGGCATATATGATGGAAAGAATATCATTCGACCTGGTTTAACTTGATAATTTATTGCTGAACTAGCATAAGTTACTTTTGATTTATCTAACTCTGGTAACAAATTCATTACATTCCCTGCTCTTGGATCTTCAAATAAAGGTAGTGATGTTTTCTCACTAGCTTTTAAAAAATAAAAACCTGAGATATGACTATTCCAATGCGTATGTAAAGTATGGTGTCCGCCACCTTTTTTAGCAAACTCTTGTACCCACATTTCTGTAGTAAACAATTGATGACCTGACATATCAAAACCCATTTCAATTAATAGATTATGGGATGTTGCACCAATATAATTTTGTAATTCTAAAAAGTCAGGATCACCAATTAAAGATGTAGAATGGAATACATGACCCATGTCTCCTTTATCACCAAACTTTTTATTACGTTTATCTATTGCTGGCTTTAAAATTTTTTTAGATGCTTCAATATATTTATCGGATGCATCGTTTAATTTTTTTTCAAACTCTGGTGCATCTGCAAACCAGATTGGACATTTAAAATAATCTTCTCTATTTAATTGAATAGGGTAAGTAACTTTAGTTGGTTTCTTTATTTTTTTTTTCTTCTTTTTCATATTTCTACTTTATTGAAATGGGTATCCTAAATTCCAGATAACCAAACTGTTTCGTTCACCACTTTTAACTGGACATACTCTATGCCATACAAAAGAAGGAAATACAACCAATGATCCTTTAGGGAGTATCTCTGTACATTTTTTAACGTTTCTTTTTTTATCTGGATCTAAATTTCTAAAATCAAATTCTAATTCTCCACCCTTATAATCTTTTGGGTCTGATAGAGTAACCGTTACAGATAATTTTCTAATTTTTCCATGTGTTGGATCACCTTGTTGTCTTATATAAGGTTGATCCCAGCTATCACAATGCCAATCATAATACTGGCCTTTTTTATATTTTGTAAATTGACAAGACTCAGAATAATCCCAATTAAAATTCCAACCAGCACTTGCGTTTGCTTGATGTATATAAGGTTGAATTTCTTTATAAACCCATCTATCATTCATCCAAACAATATCTGAATCTCTTTTCTTTTTTAAATCTATAAGTTGTTTTTTATTTAATTTTTTATCACCATAACCACCCGTGAATGCCATTTGTTCTTGTAACTGTTTTCCGTATTTAGAAATGTCATCGCAGATATGTTCTGGAATTGCTGATTTAAAATACCAATAGTAATTTGTTAAATTCATAATATGTCTTTATGAAAATGTTATAAATGATTTAAAAATATTTGTAAAGTATAATTAAAAGAATTGATCTAGATCAATTTACAAGTATAATTATGCGGATACCCAAGCTAGTGCTGATGCATCCCAATTGAAATTATTTTGTGGGTCTTCGTGATCTGTTGCAGTCCATTTTAATCCTGCTTCGTTCCAACTTATTGAATAAACTTTATCTGTGTCATAAGTTGTAATCGTTGGATAAGTTACTGGCGCTTGCCAATCGTCACTAGCATCTAGTGTCCATGAAGCAAAAGGTTGTGGACTTAAAAATTTATCTTTTACAGAATCATATACATGACCTGTTCCACAATATAATTTTCTGAAATTATTATTGTAAGAAGTCTGTTTCCAGATTCCACCTTTGAAAAAATTAATACACCATGTTTCTCCATCAACATGCATATCATTATCTCCTAATGGTCCAGCTGCTGTCGTAACATCGTTACCTACAACTACTACTCTTTCAACAATCTGATGAGAGTCTGATGTGAATCCTGTTGGATCTGTTTTTACTTTTAGTTCTGCGAAATGTGCCATATTTTTATAAATTATCCTATTGTTAAAGTTCCTGAAACTGTAAATGTTGCAGTTTTACAACCTCCTGGAGTTGTTGCTGTTGCATTAGTTCCTGGAGCTACACTAAATGTAACTGCACTTGGACCTCTGACAACCACAACTCCTGACCCACCAGCTCCGCCAGCACTTCCTGAACCTTCAGTTCCTGGAGCAGATCTACCACCACCTCCGCCACCAGTGTTAGTACTTCCTGCAGCTGCACTTGTTCCACCTGCACCACCACCTCCAGCTCCACCTGCACCTCCAGGTGTATTAGAAGATCCACCACCACCTCCACCACCAGCGTATGTTGTAGCCGGTCCTAAAATTGTATTTGGTGCACCTGCACCTCCAGCTCCACCAGAACTTGAACTACCTCCAGCACCAACAGCGGTTGCTCCACCACCTCCACCACCACCATAAGATGGAGCAGAACCCGAGGCAGCACCTCCATTATTTCCTTCTGGAATTGTAAATCCACCTGCATTACCTGTATTAGCACCAGATGGAGACCAAAGTCCTCCACCACCAGACCCACCTGGTAAACCCTGTCCACCAGCTCCCCCACCACTTGATGTTATTGCGTCTGTTAAATCTGTTCCTGGCGCATTAAAACTTGAGACACTTCCAGTTGAACCGGGTGCCGGTGTACCATAACTTGTGTGTCCTACACCGCCTCCACCAACTACCACTGCAAAAGAACCTGGTGTTAAACCTAAAGCTGCTCCTTGAAGAGGGGCTGGTCCATATCCTGAAGCTCTATAACCTCCAGCTCCACCTCCACCAGCTCTATTACAACCAGCTCCACCACCACCTGCTACTACTAAATAATCTACGTCAACAGGTAATACTTCTCCTCCAGCACCAAATCCGTTTATTGATCCTGCTCCAAATGTTGATTTTAAAGGCATATTTTTATTCTCCTTTTATTACGCAAACTGTGTTTGCGATGCAAGAACTGTAAACGTTGCGCTTGCAGTTTTAATAATTGTATATGTATAACTATCTAATGAACTTGCATTACCTTCAGTGGGGGCTGCTCCGCCTTGCCATTCTGGAGTAACACTCGATCCATCAATTTGAAATGCTGAATTGTAATAAGCTGTAGCACCTTGAGAAACAATGTGCGCAATAGTAATTGACTCACCTGTGTCCATGATTGAGTCCAATGAATTTGATCCATCACCTCTAACATTTAAAGTCCAGTTACCTGATGCATCTGTTGTAAAATTCCATACTGCTTGTGTTAAAACATCATAGTTAACAGTTCCTGTAGCAGCCGTTGCTTCAGTTGTAACTTTTTCTGCAACACTTTGAATTTTACCTTGACCATTAAAAGTTGTTCTACCAGTACCTTTTGGTGTTAAATTTAAATCAACATTAGTGTCACCACCTGTAGCAGATACTTCAGGTGCATTACCTGTTGCTGCGTTTGTAACTGTCAATTCATTTACTGCTGATGTAGTAGTTGCAAATTTAACTTGCTCTAAACCATTTTCATCACCGATGAAATTACCACTATCAATTAAAATATTATTTCCGTTAGCATCTAAGTTACCGCCTAATTGAGGAGTAGTGTCTTCTACTAAATCTTTCATAAAGAACACGTCAACAACATTTGTACCATCAGAATAAACTAAAACTGTTTTACCTGCTGGAATTGCTACACCTGTACCTGATACAGTTTTAATAGTTAATGTATAACCCGCTCTTGTAGTACTGTCTGCAACAATATAAGTTTTTTCAATTCCGTCCGGAACATTTAAACTTCTATTTGCAGCTAAAGTTCCTGTTAAATTAAGAACCATATTTCTAGCGTTTGACAAAGTTGCGTTTGTCATTACTAAGGTTACATCTGCTGATGCAACATTTATTGCTTCATAACCTGCAATTGCTTGTTGTACTAAGTTTAAATTTGTATTTGTTTTATCGCCCCATGTACCAGAGTTTTCCCCTGTTACCATTAGCTCTAATTTTAGATCTGTTGAGTATGCTGATGCCATAATTTTTATCCTTTATTAATTCTTTAATTTTATTTCTATTACGCTGCCTTGTCAACTACGGTCCAAGTCGGAGCTGTTCCCGGGTCAACTAATTCCCACGCATTTAAACCTATTGTACCACTACTAGATGTCATTGTCACTCCGCTAGGTAAAGCAATATCACTGATACCTGCTAAAACATTATTAATGCTTGTTGTAAGCTCAATACCTGTTGGACTAGCTATAGTATTTGGAATAGCGTCTTCATTACCTAAAACAGTTGTTATTTCTTGACCTGTGATTGGTACGTTAGCATCTGCTGTAATTGTAGGTTGATTATTAGCAAATGAATTTAGTGTTAAATTAGTATTTGTAACAGGCACCTCTTGAGAAGGTAATCCAATTTCTTCACCACCTTGTGAGATATCTGTTCCAGGACCTTGACCAAACTGCCCTGC